GAGCCACTTCCCAGAGTGCATAGCGGCGGTCCTTGTCGCTCCACGTCCAAGAAGTCCATGAGCCGTTTACGGCAATGCCCCACGATGGGCAGATGCGCCATTCCACGCCAAGATCTGGTGTCAGGGTAGCCCAGCGCAGCAGGTTGGCACGCAGGGAGAGATGATAATCAGTTGTGATTTTGGTTTCCGACGGCGTGTCGGCAAGTGTATTTTGTTGAGCGGCTTTCTCGGCTTCTGCCTTTTCAGCGGCAAGTCGGGCTTCTTCCGCCTTGCGCTGCTCTTCGGCAAGCCGTTCCTGTTCGGCACGCTTCTCGGCTTCCAGTCGTTCGGTTTCCGCCTTGCGTCGTGCTTCCGCATCCGTCGCGGCAGTTCCCTTTACCGGTACCGTCAGGCGCACGGTGACAAAATCACCCTCAGTCGCATGGTTGCGGGTAATGAAATTCTCCTCTTTTATTTCCGCACGGATAATCAGTTCGGATTTCACACGGTTGGCACGGATCTTCGCCGTGGCAAGGTTCTCGGCTTCACTGCCCAGTGAATTACAGTAGCCGTCAACCAATAGCGGCAGCTTGCCGTCAAGAATTGTGGTTTTGTTGTTTTCGATACATTCCAACAGACGGGCAAGTTCCGTGTCATTGCCATTCCAAGGCACGTAGAACGTGTCCTTCTGCGGAACGAACCGGAAGGTGTAGGTCGTGTCTGCTTTCTGCTGCGCAATGACAGGAAAAGTTACCGTCATCAGCCACAGAAACAGGGTAAGAAAAGTGATTTTTCTGCTCATATAAACTTGAATTTATTATCTTTGTCTTCTCCAAAGGTAATAAATGCCATTCAGCGCCCAAAATATTACAAAATCTCTGGAATAACCTCGAAAAATGGGAGAAATGACACTAAATGACTTGATTTCTATACCATTACGGTGTCAGATGATGCCAAGCTGAAAATACTGAAAAAGCAAAGAAAAGCAGAACTAAGCAGGAGAATGGTTTGCAAATCATTACCCGCTGAAATGTGATTTTTAACGCATGGCACTGATATTTACTTCGTATGGCTGTAATTGGCTTACAAGGTCTAACTCGTTGATATATAACTTTGCAAACAAAAAAAACGAGTATGGCAAGAAGTACATTCAAAGTGCTGTTCTATGTGAACGGCAGCAAGGAGAAAGACGGTATTGTCCCCATCATGGGACGGGTCACAATCAACGGGACTGTGGCGCAGTTCAGTTGCAAACGGAACATTCTGAAAACGCTTTGGGATGCGAAAGGTAACCGAGCCAAAGGCAAGAGTGTTGAAGCACGGAACATCAACCACGCTTTGGACAATATCAAGGCGCAAATCATCAAGCACTACCAGCGCATATCAGACCGTGAGGCATACGTTACGGCTGAAATGGTGCGCAACGCCTATCAAGGTATCGGCAGCGAGTATGAAACACTGTTGAAAGCGTTTGACAAGGAGAACGAGACATTCAAGAAGCGTGTGGGCAAAGACAGGGTTATAGCTACATATCGGTCACGGGTACGGGCAAGAAACCATGTAGCCGCCTTTATCAAGTCCTTTTACAGACGGACGGATATGTCGATGTTGGAACTTACCCCTGACTTCATCAAGGAGTTTGCCGCATACCTCTCAACGGAAGCAGGATTGCAGAACGGTTCGATATGGTCAAACTGCATGTGGCTGAAAGGTGTGGTCATGAAAGCGCATTACAACGGGCTGATACCACGCAACCCTTTCGCACAGTTCCACATCAGCCCGAATGTAAAGGAACGGGAATATCTGACGGAAGATGAGCTGAAAGCGGTGATGACACACGAGTTTATAGACAGCAAACTTGCTTATATCCGTGACATTTTCGTCTTTGCCAGTTTCACTGCCCTCTCGTTTGTGGATATTCAAGAACTGACCTATGATGATATTGTGGAGGTGAACGGTGAGAAATGGATATTGTCAAAGCGCCACAAGACCAAAGTACCGTACCAAGTGAAGCTACTGGATATTCCGTTGCAGATTATCGAGCGTTACAAATCTCAGCAGGAAAACAACCTTGTGTTTCCCAATCTCAACTATTGGTCGGTATGTAAACCACTGAAAAAGATGATAAAGGAATGTGGTATAACCAAGTCAATATCATTTCATTGCAGTCGGCATGGCTTCGCAACGCTGGCTCTGAGTAAGGGTATGCCCATCGAAAGCGTAAGTCGTGTTTTGGGGCATACAAATATCGTCACAACCCAGCTCTACGCAAAGATAACCATACAGAAGATAGATGACGACCTCACTAAGTTTGGGAACAAACTCAACCAGTCGTTTAACAACATATCAATGGGATGAATATGAAAAGATGTATCATTATAATGGACGAATCCGGCAACATTATCATGCCGGATAATGTCGCTAGCATCTGGATGAGCGAGCCGGAACTTGTGGAGTTATTCGGGGTAATAGCCCCGACACTTCGGGCTTCCATCAGAACCATATATAAAAGCGGTGTCCTGAAAAAATACGAGGTGCAAAAGTATATCCGATTGGATAACGGTTATCATGCCGATGTGTTCAGCTTCCCGATGGTGGTAGCACTTGCTTTCCGTATCAATACTTTTGGTGCGGAACAAGTGCGCAATGCCATTCTTGAAAGGGTGTACTTGCGAAAAGAAAAAATAAATATCTTCTTTTCGCTGGGTGTGAACAGTATGGAAATATCTAAGTATCAAGCATGAAATCTATCAATGTGACGACATGAAGTAATGAACCCATTGCGTATTCCCATTGCCAACAATCTATTCATATGGATAAATAAATGGGTGTATTGCCATTCATGTGAATGAATACGATAAGTCCGAAGAAACAGCCATTGGAGTGGCGCTTCTTCGGGCTTTGTCTATATGCCTCCGAACCAAATACAAGAAAAATTATACGTGAGTCATACATGAGTCATATATCCGTCTTGTACGAATTGCCGAGCTTTGCACTGATTAAACTAAAATGAAGTGCTTATGAAACAAGAAAACATCGCAAAGGAGGAGTTTATCCGGGTAGGCACAACGCTCTACAAATTAGTGAACCAGCCCCGTCTGAACGGCGGCTATGTAAAGAAACGTATCGTGTGGAACAACGAGACACTACGGCAGGATTACGGCAAGCACCATCTCGCCACCGTGCCGAAGTATGACGGTTTCTGCACCGTACCCGAACACGTCAGTTATCAACCCGTGGTCGGCAAGTTCCTCAACCTCTACGAGCCGATAGACCACAAGCCGATGGAGGGCGATTTCCCCTCTATCCGTTCATTGGTGGAACACATCTTCGGGGAGCAATACGAGTTGGGGATGGATTATCTTCAACTGCTCTATTTGCAGCCTATACAGAAGTTGCCCATCCTGCTGTTGGTATCGGAGGAACGCAACACAGGCAAAAGCACATTTCTGAACTTTCTGAAAGCCCTGTTTCAGGACAACGTGACGTTCAACACCAACGAGGATTTCCGCAGCCAGTTCAATTCCGACTGGGCTGGAAAGCTCCTTATCATGGTGGATGAGGTGCTGTTAAGCCGCAGGGAGGACAGCGAGCGGTTGAAGAACCTGAGCACTACACTTTCCTATAAAGTGGAAGCCAAAGGCAAAGACCGTGACGAGATAGCTTTCTTCGCCAAGTTCGTGCTGTGTTCCAACAACGAATATCTGCCTATAATCATTGATGCAGGGGAAACACGTTATTGGGTGCGCAAGATAGACCGCTTGCAGTCGGATGATACCGACTTCCTTCAAAAACTGAAAGCGGAGATACCCGCATTTCTCTACCATCTGCAACACAGGCTGCTATTCACCGAAAGGAAAAGCCGTATGTGGTTCGCACCCTCGCTGCTGCATACCGAAGCCTTGCAGCGCATCATCCGCAGCAACCGCAACCGATTGGAGGTAGAGATGCACGAGCTTATCCTCGACATCCTGGACAGGGTAGGTTCGGATACTTTTTCGTTCTGCCCCGATGACATCCTCGTCTTATTGACAAACTCGCATGTCAAGGCGGAGAGGCATCAGGTGCGGAGGGTATTGCAGGAGCGTTGGAAACTGAAACCTGCCCACAACACACTCACATATACCACCTATCAGGTGGACTACACGAGAGAGTGCCGCTATGCGCCCAAACGTACGACAGGGCGGTTCTACACAGTGACAAGAGAGTTTTTGGAAACATTATGATTCTTTTTTTGATGAATTGATGAATAAGAATATAACAGCATTGAATATCAGTAGAATATACCATCATCAAACCTTAATCAAGAATAAGGTACTGATGAAAATAGAATACAGTATGGACAGACCATGCCCGACATTGCAAATGATGATTTTCTCTTTTCGCAAGCAATTTGATGAATATATGATGAGAGT